GCCGACCGGAGGCGTAGTTGTACCCTGACGAGTTGCCCGCCGCGACGTTGAACGGCATGTTCAGGCAACGGGCGATCTCGTTGAGGATCTCGCGTTTGAACTCGGCGTAGGTCGTCGCGGGTTGCTCGGCCTGGAGCTGGCTCATCTTCCAGCCGCCGGGCATGGTCACGAGCGCCCGCTTCTCCAACTCGATCGGCTCGAACGGCTCGGCCGCGTCCGCCTCGCCGCTGGCCGGCGCGTCGGTGTAGAGGATGCCGGCGAAGTCGGCGGCGGTCTCGGCGGCCGCGATCACAGCCAGGGTGAACCGCCTCAGTTGCGCGAACAGCGGCAGCGCCGGCGTGATGTCCGGGATGCCGCGGGCCTGGCCCGGCCGGTCGGCCCGGAACCAGTGGATCACCGACGGGGCCGGGAGCCGGTCGTACTCCAGGAACAGCCGCGACGCGCTGTCGCCGGGGTGGTCCCTGAGCACGTGGTACTCGACCGGGTTCCCCGCCGCGTCGAAGACGATCCCGTCCACGCCGCCCGCCGTCGCGGCCTTCGGGTCCGGGGTGCAGACGCGGTCGGCCTCCACAAGCCGCAGGTCGAGTTGCACCGGCGTCGGCAGCTTCGGGTTACTGGTCAGGACGGCGAACCCCTCGCCCGACTCGGCCCGCGCCATCCGGAGTGTGCGGAGCTTCTCGGGCAGTCCGACCGCCTTGGACCACGCCGCGAACTCGCGCTCGATCCGGGTGTTCGCCTCGCCGTCCTCGGTGAGCAGTTGCAGCCGCGGGCCGGTGCCGACCACGTCGTTGGCGAGTGTCAGCACGATCCCGCGGGCGTAGCTGTTGTTGGCCACCTCGTACCGGGCGCGGTTCCGCAACACTCGCCGCACCTCGGCGCTATTGGCCGCATTGGCGGAGAGCCCGTCGGCATTGGCCCAATGCCGACGGTTGTCGTCGGTCGTCACCGCCGCGTCGTAGCGACCGCGAACAACGCGGACGACCCGCCCGCGACCGGCTCGCGTCGGCCTGGCGCTCCAGAGGTTGGCGAGCCAGCGGAACACTCAGTCGGCCCCCGGCGGAACGAGCTTGTTGAACCGCAGCCCGCGCTGCGGCTTCTGGGCGGCGTCCTTCGATGCGAGGTAGCGGTCGGCCTCGATCTGGTCCGGGAGGGGGTGCTGTTCGACGGAACCGGCGTCGCCCGAGGCCTTCGCCGGTCCTTTCGCGTTCTGCTCGATGGTTTCGTCGAGGTCGTCGGCCATCGCTGCGCATCCCAACACCGGCAAATGGTCGCTTACTCTAGACCCTTGCCAATCGGTCCCGAAAAAACGCAGGGACGCAAGAAAATGTCTGCGAAGTGCAGCGACACCGACGCCGGCTACTGGGGGAGTGGTTTGGCCAGGACTTGGGAATCACGCTTGCGATTGGCGTCGGCGCTGAAGCTCCGCGAAGCTCACCCGCTCGCGCTTCGGCGCGGGCTTCACGTCCGTGCCGGGCAGTGAGCACCCCTGCATCGACGCGGCCACGGCACAGCCGACCACGCCGTCGAGCCAGTGGTTGTCGCTCCGCTCGGGGCGCATCTTCCACTCGTCCACCGTGCGCCCGCGCCCCTCGGTCTTCACGCGGTATTCGGCGGTCAGGTGGTCCGCGAAGAGCCGGTGCGTCTCGGCCCGGTCGCCGAAGAGCGACAGGCACCCGCGGTCGCCCAGCACCACCGCCAGCCGCGCCTGCACGAACGACTTCCAGAAGTTCGTGTCGAAGAGGACGTGCCGGATCGCGCGCTTCCCTTGCACGTTCGGGACGCGCCAGTGGTGGCCGACGCGGTCGCCCGGCCGCCGCTTGTACTCGCTGAACGGTTGGCTCGACGCGCCGACGAACCTCCCGTGGCAGGGCATCACGACGGAGGCATGCGCCGACTCGCGGCAGAATTGGTAAACGACATCGGTGCAGGTGCCCCAGTTGGCGTCGATCAGGCACCGCTCGACCCGCAGGACCGCGCCGTCGTCGCGCGGCCAGTCGCGGCCGAGGAGCGCGGCCGTCAGCTTCTCCAGCCCCTGGTAGATCGCACCCTCGATTCCCGCCGCGCCGGTCGCCACCGCCAGCGTCGGGTTCGCCTCGCGGAGGGTGAAGTACGCCCGGCGCTGGTCGGGCCAAGTGCCGTAATCCAGGACGTAGCCGGTGAAGTCGTCCTCCCACCCGCACACGACCCAGAAGAGCAGGCTCCCCTGCACGTCCACGAACGCGGTCAACCGCCCGCAGCCGAGCGGCACCTCGCCGCGGCCGCGCCGGTTGAACTTCCCCGCGATTTGGTCTGCGGTCAGTTCGTCGTCGCCGGCCACCTCCTCGAGGAGCGGTTCGTTCTGGTACTCGGCGAAGAAGGCGGCCTCGTCCTGGAGCCGCAGGTTCATCGCGTGCTGGATGGCCGACAACTCGTCATGGTTGAACCGGGCCGGCCACGCGACGCGCGACCCGGCGTCCATCGCCTCCCGGTGGGCGCGGTAGAATTCGGTTGCCTCGACGCCGTCGCGCCCCTCCCGCAGGCTCTCGGCCCGGATCTCGGCGTAGCGCTGCCAGAGTTTCTCGTCGGCCGGGAACGAGTAGACCATCTTGGTCCGCTCGCCGTTCCACTCCGGGTGCCTGTCGCGGGAGAGGATGTTGTCCGCCATGTCGCCGGGGCGGATGACCGTGCAGGGCATGATCCCGGAGATCTTCCGCCCCGGCCCCGCGAGGCCCAGCACCGCGCCGGCGAGGATGCTTTCTCGGGTCGCGCACTGCGACAGTGAACGAGCACTCTCGTCGGTCTGCGGGTCGTCGAGGACGACGAGCGACGGCCGTACCGTCTTGCCGTCGGCCCGCTTGTACTTCATGCCCCGGATGCGCCCGGTGATCCCCGCCACCTTGATGATCGCGCCGCTGGCGATGCTGCCGGGGACCGTCGGCAGCACGACTTCACGCGCCGTCCAGCCGATGTGCGTCCGCTCCCCCTTGTAGAGCTGGCCGTTGCAACGGTTGGCGATCCCATCAAGACAGTGGATCGGATAGACCACCTCGGGAAAGTCTTCGAGTAAGAGTTCGTTGCCATCGAGCTCCATCTTGATGGCGTCGAGCATATCCATCGCGTGGCCTTCGTCGCTCCCGATCAAGCACACGAATTCCCGGTGCCCGTAAAGCACCGCCCAGATGCACGCGCACTCCGAGATCGAACTCTTTCCCGACCCCCGCGGCATCGCCATCGCAAAGAGGCCGCCGCGTAGCACCGCCTGCTCGATCCGGGCGATCACCTTCAGGTGGTCGTCGGACCACGGCAGCGAGAACGTCAGCGGGAAGTAGCTGTCGCAGAAGAACCGGAAGTCCGACGCGGCCCGCTCCTTTCGCTCGCGGTTCACCACCTCCGGTAGCTCACCAATATCCCGCCCCGCCAGCGATAGCGCGAGGTTCCGCGCCCGCGACCGGGTCTTCAATTCCTCGTAGGGGTCGGCGGCTGGTTCCGACTTCGGGGCGTGGCGCAGCGAGACGAGCCACGCGACGTAGCGGATGAGGTCAACGTGCTTGCCGTCGCCGATGCGCAGGCCGGCGCGGGAGCGGTGGCGGTAGAGCTGCCGCTCGCTCGTGACCTCGCCGAGCGGGGTCGAGTTCAGCAGGCGGCAGAGTTCCGAGGGCTTCATCCGCCGCGGGTCAGTCGCCATGCGCCTCCTCCGCCACCAGCCACGCCGCGTAGTGCACCAGGTTGATCGTCCCATCCGCGTTGGTCGGCGCGCCCGCGTCGATATCGGCCCGGATCATCGCTTCGGTCACGCCGAACCCGCCGACCCGCGCGAGCATTCGAGCCGCGTCCGCGACAGACAGCGCGGCGGGGTTGAGCGCTGTTTCGGCCACACCGAATCTCCCAAAAACCCTCAAAAACAAGCGTTCTGCGCTTCCATGTCCGGCGGACCGGCTCTAACTGTGTCAGCGCGTTGATGAACACGCGAACATTATAGGAGCCAACCATGCCTACCCCAACCACCGACGAACTGACTGCTGACCAACTCACCTTCGGAATCGAGATCGAAACCGTTGCACCGGAAACCGCCCTGGCGGATGGCCTGCGGATCGGGCCGTACCGCCGTGGGGTGCAGGTGCCCTACCTGCCCGACGGGTGGACCGCCGAGAGCGACGGTTCCATCGACGCCGGCGGCGGCGGACGCGCCTGTGAGATTGTCAGCCCGGTTCTGCGGGGGGCCGAGGGCCTCGCCCAGGTCGCCGAGGTCTTGAAGACACTCAGCGAGAAGGGGCACCGGGTCAACGCGAGTTGCGGGGTTCACGTCCACATCGGCTGGAAGCGCCACTGGTCCAGCGACGCCCTGGCCCGGCTGGTGACGATTGTCGCCTACGTCGAGAAGGGCCTCTACGCGATCACCGGCACCAAGGCCCGCGAACGGGGCCGCTACTGCGGCGGGGTTCGCCGTTACGGGAACTGCGATGACGCCAAGAACCGCGTCGAACAGGGCCGCTACCACGCCCTCAACCTCACCAACCTCGCTCACGGAACCAAGGACACGGTCGAGTTCCGGGTCTTCAGCGGATCGCTCTCCAGCCTCAAGGTGCTCGGCTGGATTCAGGTCTGCCTCGGGCTGGTCGAGCGGGCCCTCGCCGCCAAGCGGATGCCGAGCTTCAACCCCAAACCGGTCACCGGCGGCTGGAAGAAGGCGGGCGAAGGCCAGAGCGAGGCCGAACGCCTGATCGGCTACCTCGCCTGGGCACCCGGCTACGCCCGGCTCCACGGCGGACGCAGTTACGGCTGGCTCGGCATCGCGTTCGACCAGGATGCGATCAAGTCCGAGTTCCGCCGCCTCGCCAAGAAGTACGACGCCCAATCCTGAACCCCCCGAACTCCAACGGAGAACACCATGTGCGGAGTGTTTGGTTTTGTCAGTAAATCCGGCAGCGGTCCCGACCTCGACCGCCTGCGCTGTATCGCCCTCGAAACGCAGGAGCGCGGCGCTCATGCCTTTGGTCTCGCCTGGGTCGCGGTCGACGGGGGACTGCACACGTTCAAGTGCCCCGGCCCCGCGGCAGACCATCTCGACGCGCTGGACCTCTGCCGCGACGCCCGTGTGCTGGTGGGGCACTGCCGATTCGCCACGCATGGCGACCCCAAGGACAACCGCAACAACCACCCGCACCGCGCTGGTCGCGGCTGGCTGGTTCACAACGGCGTCGTTCGCAACCACCGGACCATCGCCCGCGCGCACGGCCTGACGCCGCGGAGCGAATGCGACAGCGAGGTGCTGGGGCTGCTCATGGCCCGCACGTCCGGCCCGTTGACGCGGCGCGCGGCCCAGTGCGTGCGCGAAGCCGAAGGCCCGCTGGTGCTGCTCGGCGTCTGGACGCGCCCAGCGCGGCTCTTGCTGGTGCGGCGCGGCAACCCCCTGTGGGTCGGCGAGAACAAGTCGGCCGCGTACTTCGGGAGCCTCCCCGGCGAGTTGCCCGACGGGGCGCGGGCGATCCCCGAGGGCTTCGCCATTGTCCACATGCTCGACGAGCCGCCACACCCGCAGGTCAACGCAGTTGGTGGGTGACGGGCGCGAGCTTGGAGGGCTGACCATTTCGGCCACGGAGAATCTCCCGAATTCACACGAAAACCGGTCTGCTGCGCTTCCCTGTTCCGCGAACCGGAGGTAACTGTGTCAGTGCGTTGATGAACACACGATCATTATCCACCGGAGACCCGACGATGACCGCCAAGAAGAAGACCGCCGAAGCGGCCTACATCGCAGAGCACCAGAAGGCCCAGAACCTGCTCGAACGGATTGGCGACCTGCTCCAGGACCAGCCCGCTCCGGGCGACGATGACTACCCGATCAACTGGGGCCACGTCGGGAACATCGAACACGTCAACACGCTGCTCCAGGAGGTAGTCACCTTCCTCGCCTCAACCCAGAAGACCCTACCGCCCTGGAAGCGATAAGCCGAAACCCGCTTGGGCGGGTCTCGTCGGGTGGCTCCCGGCGACTGATGACGGCAGCCAAATACGGGGGGGGGGAACGAGCATGTCGGCACAAACGGAGCGCAAGGTGACGGACGCGGCAGTGGCGAGGCTGGTGGGCCGGCGGGTGGTGCGGGTCGGGTACATGCCGGCCGCGGAGGCGGCGGACCTGGGGTGGTCGCACCGGCCGGCCGTGCTGGAGTTCGACGACGGGACCATCGCCTACGCCGCCTGCGATGAGGAGGGGAACGACGCGGGCGTGTTGTTTGTGGAGACGAGGCGAGACGACCTCTGCCTCGGGCGGTTCCCAATCTAAGCCGAAACGCGGGACGTCCCGCGTCGCCCGGCCGTGGTGGGCCGGGCCTGATGATGGCAGCCACCCCATCGCCGAGGAGTAACGACCATGACCGCGAAGAAGACGACGAAGAGTTCCCCCGCCTCGAAGAAGGCCGCGACGGCCAAGAAGCCGAAGTCCGCCAAGAGTACGACCGAGGAGACCACACAGACGCTGGAGGCGACCACCCCGCCGGCCGACGCCGCGGACGCCAAGCCGGCCAAGACTAAGAAGGCCCGCACCGCGAAGACCAAGAAGATGAGTGCCCTCGACGCGGCCGCGAAGGTTCTCGAGGAAGCCAGCGAGCCCATGAACGCCAAGGGGATGATCGAGACGATGGCGACGAAGGGCTATTGGACGAGCCCCGGAGGGAAGACCCCGCACGCTACACTCTTTGCCGCGATTCTCCGCGAGATCAACACGAAGGGAAAAGAAGCCCGGTTCACCAAGGCGAGCAAGGGCCACTTCGCCGCAACGAAGATCACCTGACGCGATGAGCCGCCTGTTCGCCCACGACGCCGCACGACGCGGAGTTTTCTCGTTGGTCGCGTTCGTCTTCAACGGTGGCCCTCCAACGCAACGGTGGCGAACGTGGGCGAACCGGTGGCGTCCGGGTCGAGGAACCGCACCGGCTTGCCCAACTCCCGCGCGATAGCGATTTCTTCCTGGACGCCGACGCTCTCCTCCCACCCGCCGAGCATCAGCACCACGACTTCGTCGCACCGCTCCAGATAGGTGCGGTCGATGAGTTCCCAATCCGAGAATGCGGTGGGCATGCCGAACGCCACCAGTGGATGCGAGTGGACAATCGGCGAAAACACATGCATGCCGGCCTGAAGTAGCACGGCCGTCGCCCGGCACGCGGCGCGGAAGCGATCCTCGCGCACGGCCGGCTCGGGATGCGTGTACGGTGATGCGAGGTAGATCACGGGGACACCTCCGCGGGTTGGCGTTGAGATTTCGTTCCGGTGAACCGCTCGTAGCGCTGGACGATGACGTCGCAGTACAGCGGGTCCAGCTCCATGAGGAACGCCTTTCGCCCCGTCTGCTCGGCCGCGATGAGTGTCGAGCCGGAGCCACCGAAGAGGTCGAGGACGTGCTCGCCTTCGCGGGACGAGTACTGCATCGCCCGCACCGCCAACTCGACCGGTTTCTCGGTGAGATGCACCATCGACTGCGGGTTGACCTTCTTGACGTGCCAGAGGTCGGTGACGTTGTTCGGCCCGAGGAACACGTGGCCCGCTCCTTCCTTCCACCCGTAAAACGCGATTTCAAACGCGCCCATGAAGTCCTTACGGGTGAGCACCGGGTGCTGCTTGTCCCAGACGATCCCCTGCGAGAAGTACAGCCCGTGCTTCTTAAGGAAGGGCGGATAGTTGCCGAGGTTGGCGTAGCCGCCCCAGATGTAAAACCCACGACCCGGCGCCAGCACCCGCGCGAGGTTCCCGAACCAGGCGTCGAGCAACCGGTCGAAGGCTTCCTCGGAGACGAAATCGTTGGCGAGCGGGCGGTCCTTGGCGCGGAGCTTCTTGCCGGTCGGCTTGGACTTCTCGGGGTGGCGCTCGACGTCGAGCTTCTGGTGGTGCGTGGTCCCGGCGAACGACGAGAGGCCGGCGGCGATGGCGTTGTTGGAACGCGGCTCGACCTTCACGTTGTACGGCGGGTCGGTGTTGACCAGGTGGACGCCCACGCCGCCGAGAAGCCGATCCACGTCCGCCGGCTTGCTGCTGTCGCCGCAGAGCAACCGATGCTCGCCCAGCACCCACAGGTCGCCGGGCTGAGTGGTCGCCGCGTCCGGGGGTTCGGGCACCTCGTCGGGATCGGTCAGCCCGTCCTTCAGCGTCGGATCGAGCAGCTTCGCCAACTCGTCGGCGTCGAAGCCGAGCAAGCCGAGGTCGTAGTTGGCTTCTTTCAACCCGGCGAGTTCGATGGGCAGCAGGTCGTAATCCCACGTCGCCAGCGACGCGGTCTGGTTGTCCGCGATGCGGTAGGCGCGGATCTGCTCCGGTGTCAGGTCCGTGGCGACGTGGACCGGCACTTTCTCCAGGCCGAGTTTCAACGCGGCTTTGTACCGGGTGTGACCGCAGACGATGACGCCATCAGCATCGACGACGATCGGCTGGCGGAACCCGAACTCGCGGAGCGATGCCGCGACCGCGTCCACCGCGTCGTCGTTCTGGCGCGGGTTGCTGGGGTACGGCTTCACGTCGGTGATCTTCCACAGTTCGACTTTCATGGTGGGTGGTCTCCGGAAAGTTCGGACAGCGAAGAAGCAGATGGAACCGGCTTGAGACTTCTCGCCTGCATCCTTCGCAACGTCACACGGCCAGAATCACTACGGTGGAGCCGTTATTCCCTCATCCAACGCCGGGCAAAGCCCCTGTCGGATGGCGTGAATCACCACGTCGCGGCAGAGTGCGATAAACTCCTCGTTCGTCAACGTCCCTTTGGCCCGGTTGATGTCCTTGTGAAGCACCTGCGCGTTGGTGAGTTCGTGCCGCCCGCCCCGCGTCAACGCCAGGATGTGGTCAAGCGCTGCATCCTCCGGTGTTAGCAACCGCCCCGACAGGGCACACCGATACTGTTGGTCTTCGATGATCGCCATGATGCCGTTCAGAGTGAGCCGCTCCTGTCGGCGTCGCTGCGCTTTCGCAGCATGCCGACGCGTGCGGGCGCAACGCTGCTCGACAAGCCAACCGATGTAGCGAAGGAGCTCGATGCGGCGCTTGCTGCCGATCCGATCACCAGCTCGGTTGCGGTGCCGGAACAACTGGCGTTCGTTAATCACCGCGCCCAGCGGGGTCGAGTTCAGCAGCCGGACAACATCGCAGGCGCGCAGCAGGTATTGGGGATCGGTCGTTCCTTCCGCGAGAGATAGCGGGTCCGCAACGCCACCCGCTGCCGCGCCCAATATCGCCATGTCCCCCGTTCGATCTGGTCCCGACCCCTGGTCTGGAGCGAGGCTTTCATCGAGCGACATGCGCCCGCCCAATCCTGCGGATCCTTCGTGTGGCTTCGAGAGCGCAGCTGCGGTTGGCTGTTCCGGATTCGCCAAGCCTGGAGCATGCTGTGCGCCGCCCGTTTCCACGGATCGGTCATCATCCGGTGATTTCTCGCATCGATCCGCAGTCGGTCCCACATCTCGCGTAGCGTCGCTAACCAAGTTGTGTGCGTCGTTGATGTCAATGGCTGGCATCCTCCAATTCGGACCGGACAGACAAACAAACTGTGTCCTGTAGCGCGGCTGTTCCCGCGGGCGTCACGGGCGGACGACGCGGCGGGAAGTACCTAATGCCCGGCCGAGGATCGGCGGGGCAGGACTTCGGCACTGCCGAAGTCCTGCGGGAGGGGGAGAGAGGAGTAATTGCAGTAATTGCGTTCTTGCACCGCCGCGCGCCGCGTGTTCATGTCTCTCTCCCTCGTGTGAGACCGCCTGCAAGAACTGCAAGAACGCAATTACTCCCCTCCGTCGTCCTCCCGCGTTACCGCACTCCCGCGAGGGCGGGTGCAAGAACGCAAGAACCGCAATTACCCCTCCGGCGGATCCTCGGCCGCCGGGACCGGAACCGGCGCGAGGCGATAACCCGCCGTGGGGCGTCCGCCCTTCGGACCCGGCTTGAGCACCTGGTACTCGATCAGCCGCTGCTGCAGGAGCGTGTCGCGGACCTCCTCGTGCTCGCGACCGGTCCACGGCAGGCGGCGGTTGATCATCCAGAACGGCATCCACTTGTCGCCTTCGGTCGCCTGCCACTTGGTCAGCACGTCGAGCAGGCGCTTCCGCTTGGCGTCGAAGTCGCTTTCGCTGGCGTGCTGCCGGGCCATGAACAACATCCGCCGGGTCTGGTGCTCGACGAACGACCCGGCCCACTCGGCCCCGTCCCGCGACACGACCGGGACGAGTCGGTTGGCACTACAGGCGTGGATCAGCGCCAGACGTCGAGCCTTCTCGTAGGCGCGTGCCCAGATCGCCATCGCCGCCGGGTCGTTCGCCTCCTCGGCCCGGGCGTACTCGGCGTCGGCCCGCTCCCGCATCGCGCGGAACACGTCGCGGGCCTCGTCGGTCTGCCCCACCAGGCGCGGGACCGGATGCCAGTCGGCGAGGTTGCCCGGCCGCTCGCCCGGTTGGAACTCGGCCCACCACCGCGCGGCCTCGAGGATCGAGGCGGGCAGCGGGCGCGTCGTGTCGTCGCGACCGTCGCCGCGCTTGCGACATTCGAGGATGAGCATCCGGGCCAGGAAGCCGTTGGTCATGAGCCGCGCCGAGATCGCCTCGTAGAAGTGCTTCGGCACGGCGGTCCCGAACAGGCACAGGCACGGCTGGTCGATGACCGTCCGCTCCTTGCCGGCCTTCGCCCGCATCACGTACATGCTCGACGCGGACGAGTACATCTGGAGCAGGATGCTGACGATCTGCTCGTGCCGGGCGTCCTTCGACTGACTGACCCGCAGCAGGAGGCCGTCGATCTCGTCCACCTGGAAGAGCGACGCCGGCTGCACGAAGAGCCGGTCCTCGATCCCCTCGCCCGAGGCGAACGAGGTGCCCAGGCAGTCCGCGAGGCCGGCCTCGAGCAGGATTCGGGCGTTGACCTTGCGGGCGTGGTCCTTGCCGACGCCGGAGTTGGCGAGGCTCAGGACGTAAAGGTTCGTCCGGTTGTCGAGGGAGTCGCGGACCTTGCGGCCGGCGAGCAGCGCCTGGAGCGTCAGCGCCCCGGCGAACGCCAGCACCGGCTCCGGGTAGGGTGCGGTGTCGAGCGTGTACCGCATCACCTCGTCGACGAAGCCGGGCACGCGGAGCAGTTCGTCGGGAACCGGACCCGGATCGGCCGGATCGGCCGATGCCTCCCCGGCCGGCGCGTCGAACATCTGGTCGAAGTGGTTCTCGACCAGCGCGACCGACACCGCGTCGGGCTCGTACCGGGCGACGCTCGCCGCGATCCGCTCCACCTCGCGGGCCGGTACAGGCGGCCGGCACCGATCACCGTTGACACGCGTGAGCGCCGCCAGGATCTCGGCCTCGGACATCCCGACCCGGCGCATCGCCCCGCCCAGTTTCGCCAGGGTCGCGTTGCGTTGCCCCTCCGGGATCGCGTTCCCCTCGGCGGGAGACGTCACGCCGTGGGCGACCGTGGGCGACGGGGCGGCCAACCCGTCGAGGAGCCCCGCTAGCCACGCCGGCGGCTCGGGGAGGCGGTCGGGCGGGTCGTCGAGTCCGCACCCCGGTGCCCAGCGGTAGTTTCGGTCCGGGCCGAGGACCGACGGCGGCGCGACGATGTAGCCGCCGTTGGCCCGCGTATCGACCTTCGGCGCGAGCCGCGACTCGGTGCAGCGCCAGTTCTTCCCCGCGGGCTGCCGGAATAGCCGGTGCTGGCCGCCGTTGGCGGTGAGCGCGAGCGGCGCGGCGGCCAGTTCGACGCTCCGCTCGGGGTCGCCCGGCCACGGGTTGTCCGACCCGTCGATGTCGAGGACGAGCAGTCCCTTCGTGGCGATGCCGACGTTGGCGCGCGGGTGCTGCGTCCACCACCGCTCGATCTGCCCGGCGTCGGTGGTCGCGTCGTGGAAGCCGTGCGCGGTCAGCGGGGTCTTCTCGCCCGGCACGCAGGGGAAGACGCGGTAGCCCATCTCCGCGTAGCGGAGGGCCGCCTCGAGCAGCGCGTCGGGCTTCACCACGGGATTTCTTCCTCCGTGGTCGCCACGTTGTAGCCGAACGGGAAGTCCAGCGGGTCGTCCGCGGCCGGCGCGACCCGCTCGACCGCTCCGGGGATCGGCCCGAGCTGGTGGTCGGTGATGCGGTCGTAGTCCTCGCCGCTGGCCGACCGGACGGTGATCGATGTGGTCGGGGCCAGGCCGCCGGCCTTGGCGACCTCGACCGCCTCGGCCGCCGTTGCCGGCACCGGCTCGCGCGACCGCTTCCTCCACCACGCGACCGCCTTCTGCCGCGCGAAGCCGGTGTGCTCGAAGCAGACCCACTCCGACTTGAACCGGTGCCAGCCGACCTTGTAATCGACGCGCATCGACTTCGGCGCGTCCTCCCCGGCACCGCGCTTCGTGTGGACGCTGAAGAACACGTCCTGCACCGCGAACGTCTCGGTCGTCACCTCGCCCGACAGCACCGCGGCGGTCGAGGCCTTGGCGTCGTGCGTCTGCCGCTCCGGCGGCGGGAACTCGTAGCCGCACTGCGGGCACGCCGCGTAGGCGGCCGGGATCAGCGCCCGGCACTCGGGACACTCCTTCGCGGGGGCCTGGCCCGTGCCGTTCGCGTTCGCCGTCTTCACCCTGATCCGGTCCACCGGGCCGTGCCGCAGCACGTTGCCGCCGAAGTCGAGCACCAGGCAGTCGGCCTTCGACTGGTGGAGGCGGAAGCCCCGGCCGACCATCTGGTAGAAGAGGCCGGGCGAGAGCGTCGGGCGCAGGAGCGCGACGCAGTCGATGTGCGGTGCGTCGAACCCGGTCGTCAGTACGTTGACGTTGCACAGGTACTTCAGCCGCCCCGCCTTGAACTCGCCGAGCAGCCGGTCCCGCTCCGGGACGTCCGTCTCGCCGCTGACGAACCCGCACGCCAGTCCGTGTTCGGTCTTCAGCACCTCCGCGACGTGTTGCCCGTGCCGGACGCCGGCGGCGAAGATCAGGCAGGCGTTGCGGGCGCGGGTCGCCTCGACGATCTCGGCGCACGCGGCCTTCACGAGCGCCTCCTGGTCCATCAGATCCTCGACCTCGTCGGCCACGAACTCGCCGCCGCGGGTGTGTAGACCCGCCGTGTCGAACTTCGTCCGCCCGGCCTTCGAGACGAGCGGGCAGAGGTAGCCCTGCACGATCAGCTCGCGGACGCCGACCTCGTAACACACGTGGTTGAGGAAACCGTCCGGCGTGCAGATCGTGCCCGACTTCAGGCGGTACGGTGTCGCGGTGCAGCCGACGATCCGCAGGTTCGGGTTCACCTTCTTCGCGTCGTCGAGGAACTGCCGGTACATCCCGTCGCCTTCCGGCGGGATGAGGTGCGCCTCGTCCACGACCACCAGGTCGAACGGGTCGAACTCGCACGCCTTCTTCCAGACCGACTGGATGCCGGCGACGATCACCGGCTCGCGACGGTCCCGGCGCTTGAGCCCAGCCGAATAGACGCCGAACGGCACCTCGGGGCAGACGGCCCGCAGCTTGTCGGCGGCCTGCTCGAGGAGTTCCTTGACGTGCGCGAGGACGAGCACGCGGCCGCCCCACAGGCCGACCGCGTCCTTGCAGACCGAGGCGATGACGGGCGTCTTCCCACCGGCGGTGGGGATCACCACGCACGGGTTGTCGTCGCGGCTCCGCAGGTGGGCGTAGACCGCGTCGATCGCATCTTGCTGGTAGGGGCGCAGCTGCAGCATCAGACGCACCGGATGCGGACGACGGTCTTGCCGCCCTCGGCGCACGCGCAGCGGGTGAGGACGAGCCGGTCGATCTGCCCGTCGTCCTCGTAGGCCCCGCCGTGCTGGAGCGCGTCGAGCAGCGCCTTCTGGACGTTGTCGATGTCGCGCCGCCGGCGGTCGGGCGGGTGCAGATCGACCTCGACGTGGAGCGGCCCGGTCATGGGCTCGACGTGGAGCGCCGCGAGGATCGTCAGGACGCGGGCGCGGAACCGGCGGCCCTCGCGGGAGATCAGCGTCTGGTTGCCGACCCGCCGCCAGTAGTGGTTGATCGACGGCGGGTACGGCAGTTCGACCTCGAACATGGCGGTCCTCAGCGCTTCCACGGCGGGGTGGTGGGCTTGCCGTTGGCCGGCGGTACGGCCGCGGGCTTGGTGGACGTGGTTGCCTCCGCGAGCGAGGCCTTCGGCGAGTAGCCCTTGATCTCGTTGGTGACCTCGCCGGTGTCGGGCCGCTTCTTGCACTTCACGTGGATCACGAGCGGCAGGTCGTGCAGGTCGGTCGAGTCGTTCGGGGCCAGCACGCCGACCGCCCGGCAGACGGCCGACAGCTCGGCCTTCGCGATCTGGACCGCGGTCGCGTTGGGGTTGTCGAGGTTGAGCCGCGCCCACAGGTAGCGGCCCTTGTACGGGCCGTCGATCACCTCGAAGGTGAGCTGCAGGTAGTGCCCGGTCCCGGCCTTGTTCGCCTTCATCTCGCTCTCGACGATGACGGCGAGGTACTTGCCGGCGGGGATCGGCTCGAAGTCGCTCGACGGTTCCACGGCGTTGGCGTCGAAGCCGCGCAGGTCAGCCATTGGAGGTCTCCTCGGTCGTGGGATTGGGTTGGGTGGAGAGGGCGGCCATGAACGCCGCCCAGTCGAGGGGCAACTCGTCGGTGATCCCGTAGCGATTCTTGGCGACGCACGACGGCCCGCCGACCGTCCGCAGGACGCGCTCGCCGCCGTCCTTGCCGACCGCCTTCGCGATCGTGCGCTTGCGGCCGAAGCCGCCGTCCTCGCTCTGCGTGCGGATCTTCCGGGTGGCGAAGAGGACCGCGTCGCACCACTCGCACAGGAGCGCGGCGGCGTGCTTGTGCAGCCGGGGCGAGTAGCGGTCGTAGGGGCTCGACTCGGGGTCCTCGAACTTCTCGACCTTGGTGTGCGCGATGAGCAGCACGACCATGTTCTTCGCGGCGCGGAGGCCGTTGAGCAGGTCGATGACCTCGCGCCACTGCGTGAGGGCGTGGGTGTAGCCCTTCGAGTACCCGCCGTCGGCCTTCTCGATGCTCGTCACGTTCGCGTCGCGGCAGACGCGGTCCCAGATCAGCCGCTCGAGCCAGTCGAGCGAGTCGATCACGACCGACTCGTAGGGGTGGTCCTCGGCCGCCAGCGCGGTGAGCGATTCGACGACCTCCTCGTAGCGGGTCGCCAGCGGGAACTTGTCGCAGTCGATCTCGTCGAGGCCGTCCTCGGTCTGGACGAAGATCGGCCGCGGGGCCTGGGCCGCGAAGCTCGACTTGCCGATGCCCTCGGTCCCGTAGACGAGCAGTCGCGGCGGCTTCGGCGTGCGGCCCTTCTGGATGGCGGCCAAGCGGTTCACTTCGCGGCCTCCGGATTGGTGGGTTGGGTCGGGATCAGTGAGATGCGCTCGACGCGGAAGCTGTCCTCGCCGAACTCTCGGCGCAGGAAGGCGGTGAAGACCTTGGCGAGGTCGCGGCCGACGGGCGTGCTGGCGTCGATGACGCACGCGCCGAACTTGCCGCTGACGGCGTGGCCGGCGTCGAGCCGAGTCTGCGCCTCGCCGTGCAGCCCCTCGACGGCGATGACCGCCAGGAGCAGCGACGCCTGGACCTCGGCCTTCGGCACGTCGGCCTGGAACGAGTAGCGGTAGAGCGTCATGGGTGGATGGTTCCTCGCGTGGTTCGTTGGCCCCTATCTCTAGGCCCTCGCCGAACGGGGTCGAAAAAACGCAGGCTCACG